AGTCTATTTTGAATGGGGAAGCCATGCATGAGTATGATCACCAGTCAGGATATTCCCACTTTATTATTCCCCTTGGTCTCTTTCTAGTTTCTGTAGTCCTCTTAACAGTACATTCTTTGCATTCATAAGAATATGCAGATGGAAAAGAACCTCTATCCTTGCGAGTTAAGTAAAAGTCTTCTAATAAATTTTTAACTTTTCCACAAACTCTACATCTCCTATCGAAAAATAATAAATGTTCTAATTCTATCTCCTTATCTAAATCCATCACATGTAGTCCCACATGTAGGACCTATCCCCATATTCATCAACATTCCATATTTCCAAAGTTTCCTGTCTATTTGATTTGCTTGCAATCATCCAACGATCACCAGTATCTTGATCAATAATACTTTCCATATCATCTAAACCATCTGAAAGAAATCCAAATGGTGACATATCTTGTTCTATCTGATTTTTTTGCTCCTCATAAATTCTTTTTCTTATATCATTGTCTGTCATCTCTTTAAAATAGTCTTGAGCAACAAGCCATGCAAAAATAACCAAACACATTGCTAAGTCATCATTGCAACCTTCTTCTGCTTCGAACGATCTATTTTTTTGTATAAATGTTGTCAATTCTGAAATAACATCATAATCATAAATCATCAACTTATCATCTTCAATAAGAGTTTTCAAGTTGGAGCATCCTAATTTTTTAACGGATGCAGTCATTCGAACTCCCAGCTGAGATTTCTTGCCACTAAATCCCGAACCAACAATCTGTCCCGCCCTACCTCTCATAGAGCACATAAGAATGTTGTCATATTCTAAATCAAAGTGAAGAATATTTGATACTTGGTCCCCAATATCATTTACTTCAATTAAAACCCAAGAATCATTATAACCTTTTGCTACTTCATGTATGATACTTGGAAATAGCATTGGTTTGATTTCATTATTTTTATACTTACCAACAACTCGATAAGGAAACTCTGTAATATCAAAGATTACAAATGCAGAATAGTCATTGCCAATTCCACGAGCCACATCGACAGTCATTAAATAGTTGTGCTCTTCTATTGGTTCTTCATAGATATCAAGACCTTTATTTCTTTTTATTGGGTCATTATATACTAAAGTTTTTAACTTACTTGGATTAACTAGAGTATCAACAGATCCTAAGAATTCACACTCGAACTCAACTTTAAACTGTTGTTCTGAGGTGTTAGCAATCGTCTGCTCTTTCCATACAGCGTCTCTACCAGGTACTTCGGACCAATGAACGTCTGTTGGCACATATTCATTTCTACCGCGTTCAGAGTCATGCCACATACGGTAGAAGTGATTCATACCGCGTGGTGTAGAAACAATAATTACCTTTGTGCTTTGTCCAGAAGAAATAGTAGGATAAACAGAGGCAAAGAAGTCATCAGCAATGTGATTCGGGATGAAAGCGAACTCGTCAAGAAAGATGATATTATAGGATCCGCCTCGGACAGCAGATGAAGAAGTAGAGTTAGCCGAAATCTTGGAGCCATTTTCTAGTTCTAAAGATCCTTTATTCCATGATATGATACCCTGTTGCATCCATTTAGGTAAGTTTTCATAAGCAAGTTGTAATCTTTGAAGTAAGTCTCTTGCTGTAGATGCTTTGTTCGCTAGAATAGCTATATTAACATTATCGTTGAATACTGCATAATGTAACAAATATGAAACACAAGTCGTAGATTTACCCGTCTGGCGGGGCATCTTACAAATATTAAATCTGTTCTTGTGGAAATTATCAATTAATTTTTCTTGAAACGGATACATCTTAAATGGCACAAGACCGTGATCCAGAGAAACAATTTTAATATAATTTCTGGCAAAATAAACAGGATTTTCTTTACACTTTAAGAACTCAATAATTTGTTCTTCGGTAAATTCAATTTGTGTATTTGCTTTTTTTAGATTAGGATTACCAAGATAAACTTCACTCATAATTTAGTAAATCTCCCTCCACTGAAGAGCAGCAGCAACGCTAGCAGTGGCATTACCAGTAGTAGTGATGGTTCTTACAACAAGCACATAAATTTCAGAGTTTGATGAATCTATATTTTGAACAATAATATTTTTCTTTGCCTGACTTAACGTACCAGAAGCAACTGGTGAAAGTGAGTTTTGTGATGCACCAGAAGGAACATAACCAGATGCAAAAACATCACCATTATTGTAAGTTGTTGCATTAATACAAAACTCAACACCACTATTATCAGAAGCAGAAGTCCAAGTTAAAGTTCCCGCATTACTCAAATAAGCAGAACTTGGAAGTTTTATAACTTTATAAACAATACTATTTGTTTCACAGAATAATGAAATATTATTCAATTTAACTGATATTCTATTTGGATATCCCTGAAAAATATTTTTGAGACGAATGGCAACCAAAGGAAGTTCTGTTCCTGCTGGTGTTGGTGTGGTTCTTGTAGCAGTCATTGTATAAGCAAAGTCAATACCACTTTCTACATATCCACCTTCTGACATCACAGAAGAACAAATCTGATCAAATGATGCTCCAATACCTACACCAGTATTTCGGAGTTCGCAACGAACTGGTAGGTTTGGATTTGCAATATAAACTGTGCTCTGATAGTTGGAATGGTTGAATTCGTGTGCGGTGATGAGTTGTCCATTATGAGCAAATCCACAACGAACTCTACCAACACCTAACCACTGAAAATCTATAAATGCAAGTTGAGTTTTTGTAATATCTAAATTGAACCCAGAAGTTCCCGTTCCATCACATTTATCTCTGTTCCATTGTGATTGTGGAATCCTGGTTTCGGTTGCAATACCACTTACAAAAGTTCTGATTACCCAATTGTTTGTTCCAATACCAGTATTTATTCCATCAGAAGTATTAAGACCCACCTGTTCAAAATAAATTCCGTCTCTATCATCAAAATATCCAGTTCTTTTAGTTGCATTTCGTTGAGGAGCATAGAAGTTAAAAGAACTAAAAATTAGTTGTCCTTTTCCTGGTTGATAGTGATGATAAAACTTCGTTTGATGAACACTAAATGCAGTTGTTCCAATACCAGTTTGTAATCTTGCACACGCTTGGTTTTGCAAAAATGATACTGTTGAACCTGCACCAGAAACACTATCCAAAAAGTTTGGGTCAATAGCATATAAGTGCTTGTAGTCGCCAAGAGTAAATGGTTCAGAAACTCTACTCCTACCAAATGCATCAACAGCATTTGTATCTGGGTTGATAGTAATAAGAGTATCTGATGAAATTCCAACAGTTCCAGTAACTGGAAATGGGTTGTCAAGTGTAACTACCTCGCCATTTTTATTGGCGATCATATTAACTTCAAAAAGAGTTCTCTCTTGATTTAAAAAATCTTGAGTACTTTTATTAAATTGTGCCATAAATCACTGACCCCAAGACAATCTCTCTGGTTGATATCTTTGTGCGTTTTTAATTCTTGAAGTATTTACCTGATTTGGATAAACGTTATGAACGATTGCTCCAGGATATTCTCCTTGGATTTGTTCTGCAAGTTCATTTTTGGGAAGCATCTTGCCTTCCACTTCCAAACGATACATCTTCCCTTCCCAAACAACGTCGGCAAAGAAAGACTCGGTTGCTTGTTCTGGTTGAGAGGAACCTACATTTAGAGTTCCATTGAAATCACCATTGATAGTGATACTTTCTGAAATAAATTGTTGAAAAGATTTCATTTTAGTTACAGTTCCAACGACGTAGTGCTTTGTTAATTCTTGAATCTGGGTCTCTTGCAGTTTTTGCAGAAGTCAGTTTTGATTTCATGCCTTTCATTCGACGGCAGAAGTTAGCACGGCGTTTCGCTCTTTTACCTTTTGGTTTCTTCTCAGTTACTGCAGTCTGAAGTTTTGAACCAGGATTCTCACGACGATAAGCATCTACTGCTGCTTGACTCAATCCATCAGTTTTATCCTGACGATTGACTTTCTGCCAATCTTCCATAAACTGTTGGAAGGTTTTTAAGTCTGGTTCATAATGTGCAACCTGCATCTCTTTTTTAGGTTCTTTTTTAGCAAGTGGTGAATTGATTCCTTGTCTAATCTGTTGATATTTTTGATCTATTTTTCCAGCAGCACCAGGATTCCCTTGCTTCAGTCTATCAACATCTTGTGGAGTCATTCCACCCATACCTGTTGTCTTTTTACCACCAATTTCAAAACTAGGACCTTCACCAAGTAAGTCACTACCAATACCTTTAGTTGGTTTTAATGGTTCTGGTTTGATGATATCAATAAACTCTGCGTAATGATTTCCATTAGCATCTTCAATAGATACGCTCTCCTTATTCATTTCTCCACTATCAACATAATCTGCTGCAGTGTCGATGTAATCAGCTGCTTTTGTAATCTTTGACTGAACCCATGCTTCTATCTCACCTTCACCTTTCTTCATTTTTTTCTTAAGTCTATTTGCAGCCTTAATGATTGTTGAAAGTTCTGAACGAGCCATTGAATACTCGTGGTCATAGGCTTCATTAGCAGGATGGACCGTTGCAATATTAAATTTTTCTTGATTTGATGGTTCGTATGGTATTGAAAACATGGACCAATATTTTGGACCATATCTGCACTCACGCATCTTTTCCATTTTTTTGCACTTTGGACAATATCTCATTTCATTTTCAAAAATTGGACCATCCCAATCATATGCAAGTGCATTAGTACTCTCTGATTTTGTTCCCCAGTTATCAGCACCTTTTTTGCGGCATTGAACAAGTGCTCCAGATGCATATGCACTTGGCCAAACCTTAAATCTTGCTTTTACTTTGTGATAACAGGCATCTTTGTTACCACTACCTTTGCCTGGTTTATCTTTCGATGCTTCGTTGAGTTCCATTGCTTCTTTGATTCCTGGTTCTGCTTTGACGTAATTTTTATCTTTTTTGCCTTTAGCAAAAGTTGGAACATTTGTTGGTTTTGCTGCTCCAGATTTTTGTTGCTGCCCCTTATCTTTTTGACGCTTACGGCGAATTGCTGATCTAATTAACGCTTCACCTTTTTTACCTTTTTTCTTTAAAGACTTTAATCTTCCGCTACTAAAACATTTAGGAGTTTTAGTTTCACCTGGTTCATTTGCACATGGAGAACCATCTGCCTGAACCCATCCTGGTTTTCCACTTTTAGATTTGGAACCTTTAAACCAATGGTGAAGGGTTCCTTCATTAATCCAATCATCTGGAGTTTTTTGATGCTTATCAACAAATGCATTATGCAATTGTTTAGCAGTCATATCATGCTTTTTCATAATTTTTCTCATGAGACCATCAATAGAATCATAAGAAGTATCATCTAATTTTTTTAATCCTGATTCGAGTTCTTCAACAGCATCATCCTCACAACCACAATGCTCCTTTACATCTTTAAATTTCTTATGATGTTTTTTAGCATCTGCCTCCATTTTTTTCAAACGAGTATAATAATCTGGAATTTCATCTAGATGCTGAAGAGCAATATCTGTTGCAAGATCTTTATCCTTTGTGTGTTCATGCTCGATTGGAATTCCCATTTCAAGTTGCTTTTTTATAAAAGAAACTTCAAGGCGATGTTTCTTTGCAATTTGTTCAACTGTCTTATGGGACTTTACTTCGT